AAAATTAATTAAACAACTGCCATCTGAGTCGCGCTCGACTTGGCGTACCTGGCTCCACTCAGAATCGCAATGGCAGAACCAACAGATGGGGCACCCGGATCGGCAATTGCCATCCTGAACCCGATGTCACCCTCGACCAACAACTCGGCGTCAAGCTCGATTACGTACATCGAGGGGACAGCACCGGCAACCGGAATGAGACCTGCGGCAGCCGTGGTAGTCCAGGTCAGTGCGCCGGGAACATCCCCACTTGCAAGGATCTGGGATGTCTCATACCGATAATACGGGAACATGATCTGGGTCGATGTGGTCGGCACAACGTCATCGACCGACTCAATGGTGATAACACCGGCCGCAAGCGGATTCACGCCGATGCTGTATATGATCGTAGCGTGGGCGTAGTTCCCCATCTTAACAATTACGGGGCTCTTTGCGGCCGCCAGCGTGTCAATGTCCAGCGGATAGTACAGGGTCACTATCTGACCCTCTTCAACGATGTTCATTCCTTTAGCACCCATGATGTTTCTCCTTATATTTTCGTTTTATACTGGGGATTTCACCCCGCGTTTTATTGTTATGCCGGGGATTTCTCCCCGGGTTTTAATTTTTATCTCGCTTCCAAGGTGATGGCGTGGGACTGCGTAGCAGTTGCCCCACCTTTGTACGGCGTAAGTGCTGAAGCCCTTACGGGTTGGCCATCTACACGCATCGTAAAGCGAAAAACGCTCTCATCGTACTCGAATCGCACATGTATGCTCATGTCACTCTGAATACCACCCTTTTCGGCCAGAATGTAACCATCCGGCAAGTTCACCAACATGATATCGCCGAGATCACCGATGGCCGATGCCTGTTCAATGGCCATGGCCGGAAGTCCCATGAGTCGCCCGTAAGGAGCGTCATTCAATCCGCCAGGCGGCATGTAAACAGGAATACCACCCGTGCCGACTGCGAGACTCATGGTGAACAGCTGGGGCTCTATCGTCTGGTTATAAAGCCACACGTAATTGGCGGTCTGTGATGCAAACCGGCGTGAATACATATTGATGATATTCTCGGCCATGATCGTATCGACCGGTTGCCCGACTTCCTTACTGACTGTTACCAGACTGCCTCCGATCAACATACCCATCGGCTGTCCAGCGCCGGTTCCTCTGTAAATGGCGTCGTCCAGTTTGAAACCGAACTCATTTACAAATCCGTCCCTGATAACACTTTCAAGGGCAACAACGTCGTCAAGAAGCTCATCCGTGCCATAGCACAAACCGATCAATTTTTTCAGGTTCAACTCAATTTTTCTGAACTTCGGTTTGGACTTCGTTTTCTCGGCTGCTTCGTCTTCCCAGTATCCGAGGATACCACCTGATCGGGTGGAAGCGCGGGAGGTCTCGTCAACGCCGTTGATTTTAATCCCGTTGCTGCCTCCGGATATGGGCTGACGGCGGCATCTTGCTGCCAGAATTCCGGTCTCAAAAACCTGTTTCAGAAGATCGGTTGACGTGTCCTGCTGTACGAGGAACCCTCCATCGCTCGGTACGGATTCGCTCAATCCACTACCGGCAGCGGCCTTAATATTCCGAAGTCTGGGATCAACTGCCCCACCCTGTCCAGCCCGCATAACTGCGGCCAGCTGTGCCCCGAAAGAAGGGAAGGTATCTTTTTCGGCACGGTCCTGGACATCGGTGATTATGGTCTTAGGCACGGTCCTGGTTGCCGCGGGGGCCACCAATACTGCCTGTACGGCCTCATGCCGCTCCTGGGTTTTAACGATCTCCTGGATGTTGGCAATCTCATCCAGAATGTCGTTTTTCAACTGCATCTCGGGGGCCGTGGGGTCTCTGTTTTCGACTACCCACTTGGCGTCCATATCACCGATTTTGGTCATCAGGGTTTTGATATCGTCCTTATACTGCGTTACAGTTTTCATTTAGCTTTCTCCTTGTGATGGGGCAATAAGTTCTGCCCGGATTAATAAGTCAGTAACACGGTCTTTTTTGACTGGCACCTCGGCATCACGCGGAGTGGGTACCACCGATTCCTGAACATCACGCACAGTTTCCGGGTTGAACCCTTTGGCCAATATGGTTTTTGCTTGACTTCGGCTTGCTCCTGCATCACGCAGGGCCTGCTCCAAGTCTCGCGGGTTTAATTCTTTTTTCAGTTTGTCGGGCACGTTGTTAAATATCGATAAATCGAACAGGCCGGCGCTCGCACTGTCCTCTTCCTCAACGCCAAAAATCTGATCAATAAAACCGGCCTCTAAAGCCTCTGCAGCGTCGAACCATGTTTCAGCGGCCATCAGTGTTTTAATACTGGCCTCATCTTCTTTTGAATTTGCAACGTAGGTGTTTACAAGTGACCCGGATATTTTATCAAGCAGGGCCGCCTCTTCTTTCATGTCCGCAGCCGAACCGCATACGCAACTCCATGGGTCATGAATCATGAAAAAAGCGTTATCGGCCATGATGACCTCATCTGACGCAAGGGCTATGATGGAAGATATGGAAGCCGCAAGTCCGTCGATGTGCGTAACCGTCTTGGATTTATGCTGTTTGATGGCGTTGTAAATCGTTAAACCGTCAAAGACTGATCCACCCGGGCTGTTAATCCGGAAATGAATAATCCCGCCTTCGATTGCGTTTATGTCTTTTACGATTTCGTTGGCGTCAATGCCAAACCATCCGATCTCGTCATAGATATAAAAAGTCGTCTCATCAGCTTTATTCTCAACCCGGTAATTTGTTTTACGAGTGCCACCCTCGACTATCCGGTTAATTCTGTCGTGGAATCGGTTCGGTGTCGGCATTAGTTGTTCCTCCATTATTTTTTGCGAGATATTCTGAAAATTTATCTAACGGAATAAGGTTCTGGTCCATCCAAACCTGATCAGCCAGGGGATCTTTACTCGGATTCATGTTTTCTTTTCGGCGTCCTTCATTGGGTGTCATCAGGCCGACAGAGATCATCAGTTTATAATATTGTGCTCGGGCTTTAGAATCGCCCCTCAAAAGTCCCTCGACAATGTGGTTCCAATAAAGGTTTTGTTTCCTGGACTGGTTCTTGCTCAATAACTGCATATTGTAATTCTGTTCGATCCTTACCAGCCATGGACGTATAGTATCCGTGACAAACGATGTCTGTTCCGCCTCGATATTATTAAAACTGGATTTTGTGAGATCCTTTAATTTGTGGGGTGGAAGATTAAACCATCTGGCCACTTCCGGAATTTGAAAACCCCTAGTTTCCAAGAATTGGGAATCGTTAGGAGGAATGCCAATTTTTTCAATCTGCATGCCGTCTTCAAGCAGCATAAGGCGATGTGATTTCCCAAGGCCGCTGTAGGTTTCCGTCAATGATTTTTTCATGTTACTGTGGGCCACGGGATCTAACCGGTTTGGGTGTGTGACCACAACTCCGGGATGTGTACCCTGCCCAAAATACAAGGACCCGAAGGTTTCAAGGGCTATGCCGAGACCAATTGATCTTCGGGCCATGGAAATAACCGAGTACCCTATTAACCCGTCAAACCCAAGTCCAGGAATATGCAGGATAGATTCTCGGTCAAGGATTTTAGTCTCGTTTCCGACCCGGATCTCATATTTAAGGGATCCATCTTTCATTTCAATCTTTAAAACTCTATCAGGAGTGATCGGCCATAGCTCCACGATCTCACCCATGCCATTAAACACTTTTTCGGCATACGCATTGCCCCACATCAAAAGATGGGACATCTGCGTCTCCCGGAATGCCATGGCAGTCATATATGGGTTGGGTTGTGAATGAAGAAGGTAATGTACTGGAAGTTTATCGTAAACGTTATTGAATTTATCAACCCTTTGCATTAAATTAAGGGGCAATGATCCAATGGTACCTGAAATAAGGGAGTTGGCATTATAAACTGCAGAGTAGGTAAGTGCGGTTTCTTCGGTTACGTTTTCCCCGGATAGGGATTGAGAACCTCTGAGGTTCCAAAGAGAGGAATTCCATGCCTTCGGGTCAGTTAAACTGAGGTTTTTAAAATACCTCGTAATTTTCCCAAAGCTCAACGGATTCCTGAAGTGAGGAAGTTTAATTTTATCTAAAACTTCACCGACGGTTACCGTTCGAAACAAGTTCACATGGTGTCCTCATATTAGCTTATCATATGGGGACATCGTTAACGTAACCTTTAATATTGTAAAGGTATTTGCTGAATCCGTCGGTTTTTCACTGAAATGCTATGAAATGTCATGAAATCTTGCTGGTTTACCGATCCGGCAACGTAAAATAGACCGCCTTGGGACCCGGCTTATACCCTGGATCTTCTCGACAACCAAATGACCATGTGCAATCCACAAATAGATTGTACGCTCAGTTACGGCAAAATAGTTCGCCACTTCGTCAATCCGGAACAGGTCTTTTTTGGGGAGGTTGCTGGTGTCTGCCGGTTCAGGAGTCACCTCTGGTGTCTTTGGTGGCGCCTTGGTCTCTGGGGGAGCCTTTACCTTTGACGGTCGGCCAGGCCCTCTCTTTTTTGATGCTGCTGCCTTTTTCAATTTGACTCCTTTTTATTTAAATCGATGAAACGAGTAAACGGGTCCCCTGGTTCATGTAGGAATTTAATCATTTCGTCCGCCAGTCGCTTTGGGACAAGAAAACCACCATCCGAAACCGGAACGAAACCGGCGACTACACCTCCCTTATAAATGCCACCCGTCGTTACGGCATTACTCAGTATGGCTTTCGGAATAAAAGGCAGTACCAAAGCACCGCCCAGCAACTTAAAGAGTTTTCTTCTGGTTATTTTCATGGAGTTCTCCTGCTCCTTATATCTGATAGTATTGCCAATGTAATAATTGCGAGGGCGAACACAGAAGTCACCATTACCATGACGCCACCGATAACTCTAAGAAACTGAATTAATTCCATGCGACCCTCCTTTTATTATGTTTCATGTGGCGATTTAGGTAACGGCATCCAATGAGTGATAGAAAATAATATTTCTCCGCTACCACGTCCGTAAGGTTCGCCTTCTGCCCCCAACCAAATATCATCAACACTGCCGGGAGGGGGCCTGGACGCGATAGTTACTTTATCCTCAATGCGATCAAAGACAATCACATGGTCGTCATTTTCCGGCATCTTATCCTTAACCTTAATCCATTCCATGTCTGTCTCCATTTTTTATTTTATTTTCAGAATTAGCCGAAAAAACCTTGCAACATCGGCACATGTTAAATCTTCCCGCAAAACACGTTTTGACGGCGGGGGCGGCTTGCGTGGCGCGTCTCTTATTTCTCTCGGCGGAGGTGGGGGCCAAAGCCCCCCTTATACGGCACACTCACCCCGGCACCGGAATCCCTATAATGCCATCCTGTCTTTCATTTCCTCAACACTCATGTCCTTGTAGGCTGAACCTACTGGGCCATCTTGCAACATAGCCCTCCCTATGGCCATAATCAGAGAAACCGCGCCATCTATTTTATTGTCCGCGTTATCCTTCGTTGGGTAATAATATTTTACAGGGCCGGACGATCTCGCACTTTTTAATATCACATTTGAAATCATCCACGACAATACTGGATTTCCGTCATGAAATATTTGTTTTGAATAAACCCTTGCCTCAAGTTCCTTCATCGGTTCGCTAATTAATGTTGGACCCTGGTTGACTTCAACGCAGGTATCCTCATCAACCCATTCCATAATGTTGCTGATAAGGTATGTCGCTTCTTTGGGATCAAAGGCTATTTGTATTATCGGATTGGTTTTGTGTAATTCCTTCAAATCATCTTCAATATATTTAAAATCGGTTCTTGGCCCAGGAGTAGCCGTTATATAGCCGGCATTTACCCATTGTTCATACTCCTTATTGTTTTTTGATTCCTTTACGGTATCTTCCGGCAAATAATGTTTGGAGAAAATAGCGAATTTTGATTTATCGCCGGATGGCTTGGTAAAAGTTTCGTGCATCAAAAATAGAATGATCACCGAGCACATGTCTATTTTATTCGCAAGGTCAATCCCAATATAACACGGCCTCTTGAGAAAGTTACCAATATTAAGCGATGTGTCCTCACATGCATTCCATTTATCAGATGAAATCCATTTCATGCTTGATTCTGTGTTGTGTGTTATAAGACCGTCGGTTATATGGGTATGCGTACCCTCAATCTCTATTCCGACCGTCTCTTGAGGCCCGAGAATCTCTATGCTTTTTATTCTATCAAATTTTTGAGTATTGCCAGAAGAAATGCCGTTATATGTAGGTGTCGTATTCAACATATACAAACGCTCTATTTTTCGGACATGTTTTGGTTCTAAATACTTTACCCCAACACCTATGGACCGATCATCACGTATTTCCAATCGCCAAAAAATACCGCCCCTACTTTTCTTCGACTTCACAGAATTGAGCGACGCATTCGCGCCAAGCAGGGATAGCATGTGCTGGCAATCTGATAATAAAGCTCGATTTGTACTGCACCATGCAATCGCCATGTCAAGAATATACCCGTCCGCGTCTAAATATCCTGACAGAAAAGATGCCGCTACAGTCGGGCCTCCTTTCATAATAGAAACTGGTACGCGCTTTGTGTAACAGTCTTTTCCATAAAGACCGTGCTTTTTCAGACTATTTGTAAGCCAGGAACCATTTGACATTCTTACCAATTGTCTAACATGATGGTGCTTCCCGTTTGATTGAGTTGAAAATTCGCATCCGTGTTTTCTCAATATGATATTACAGGCGTCAATAACCGACAGTTCGTTGCCGGTTACCCTCGGGCTTCCTTTGCACGACCCGTCACCGACCATTACACCAAGAACATACGCCTCTTCTGGATCCACCGCTTCAAATTCAGCATCTACGCCCCCCAGACCGACCGCCACCCTACTTCCAGGGTTTAAACCCTGTGCCTCAACCCAATCGTATTTTGGTGAGTCTGTGCGCCCGTAAAGTGTCCAAAAACGGTGGTTACCGGTAACTGTCGTAACCCTCCCACGCGCCGTAGTTATCTTAAATACAGGATGCACCCCATTGGCGGCAACTTTCTTAACCTTTGCAGGAACTATTTTATCTCTATCCGCGTCAAACGACAGGATCACGTCACCGTGTAATAACTCAGACGCCATCTTTCTTCCGCCATTAGCCATAGTAACAAGCGTCGATGGTATCACACACCAAATACAAAAGTTTAACCTCTTAACGAGATTCTCTTGCTTCGGCATGGCCTTGGCCTCTTCGACCTGCCGGTGTAAATAATCTTTGAACGGCGCCCCCAGGTATTTCATGTTAGGATTGGCTTTTTCCCACACTTTTTCGTCTCGCCAGTCGTCACAATCCGGGCAACCGTCTTGCGGTATAGTTTTGCCTTCCATTTCGCACCCGGGGCATACGTCAAGCCCAGTCATGAGGCCGAACCAAGCGTCGTTTTCTATGGTGCGCTCAAGTATTTTGCCAGTATATTCATGGTGTTCAAAACATATGGAATGCCTATTAAATCCGGAATTTGTTATTTCTAGCACCAGCGGCTGCCTTCTCGTCTTTGTGCCGGCACTCATTTTCCGGACAACAATGTCGTCCGGGTGTTCGTGTATTTCATCAATCATGCAAAAATGGGGTTTTTTGCCATCAAGACCCTTTTTTTCGGAAGATATCGGCCGAAAAAAGCTATTTCCGCCAATATAAGTTAGATTATATAGATTGATATCCAACATTTCCGTCAATGCTTCAGACGCTTCAGCGTACAATTTTGCATCCCTAAATAAGACCCCCGCCTGTTCCTTAGTGGTCGCGGCCGAATATACCTCACTACCGGGTTCATCGTCAAACGCAAGGCCATATAGCCCAAAACCCCCGGCCAGCGGGCTATTGTGCGTCGGTATCAGGTTGTGGCCAGCAAGGTACATATTTGACGGAGAATCGACGGAAATACAACGGACGGGAACAGATTTAACGGGGTCGCATCCGACAATCACCCATCTGTCATCTATCATAAGGTTCCACTCGGTTTTAACAGTCAAAATTTCAGCTATTTCTTTAGTTGTTCGCATAACCTTATTTCTATTTCCCGATACATGCGTCACCCATTGATGATCAGCATCGGCAACAATTTCTTCACAATCCCTAAAACTCTCAAACCAAACACTATAACAATCACGCCCCGTCATTACGCCGGTTACGGCAACAACGGTACACGGGTTACCTTTTTCATCAAAAACCAAGTCGCCCGTTTCTATCTCACCCATCGTCGTCCATCCTGAAGGGGTTGGGATAGGGGTATCGAGTGCGAGAGCTTTCCCGTTGCCCTTGGCCTCTTCAATATAAGCAGTCCTAAACCGCCTCATGTCATCCTTTTTACGTTTCCAGCCAAATATGGACCCGGCTACAAACATTTGATGCGGCGTCAAGATAAACGGCTTACCTGAAAACGCCCCCTCATAGAAAACCAGAAACTCCGCGAAAAAGTCAATGATGTGATCGGCGGCGGCCGGATCAAAATACAGGCCCCGCCGGCCACCGGTTTTCAGGTCATCCAGGTGGCGTTGACATGCCAGCTTAACCCATTTATTTGAAATGATCTTACCGCGGGTTATGGCGTTGGCGTATTTAGTAACTGGGTGGATTTTTTTAGCCATTAATCCCCATCTCTACCGAAAATAAAATTATCATAAGAGGCGCGTGCATGTTCCTTCATGAACTTTGCGACTCTTCTTCGTCTCCTGGCCTTTTTCCTTGCCTTGATAAATGCCATCAATATCTTAATCACGGCAATATCTCCAATAAATCTATAGCCAGCGCGGTACCCAATAATACGGTGTCTACATGGGCGCAACTGGTAAGGATACACATGGAAATTAGGATGAATGCTTTTTTGATCATGGCTCGGATCTCCTTTTGAAATCATCACAGCTGCCGTCCTTGTTTTTGTCTTTACAAAGGGTGCGCACCCGTCCCCCTATGACAAAATTAAACTTACCCCCGGACATGCAGTCCGATTCAGGATGTGGTTCATATGGCGCCCCGGTAGGTTTCTGGATAAACATACACTCACTGCAAAAGAAAGGTCGTGGCCCTCGGTCAGCGGCGGCCTCAAGGCGGGTACGGATGTCGTTGGCCAACACAAGGGGACACTCCTTAGTATGATTACCTTTTGCCAAGTCGGCACCGCATGACGGGCAATCAACCAGTCCTAAATTTGATTTCTCTGTTCCAGCCGCATGCTTCACGTCGTTGAATTTACATACAAAATCTGGTTCATCCCATGCGACGTACCCCAGGCCGTTCAACGAATGCCTATTTAAAAGATTGATGAAATTACCACAATCACGACAGTAAACGTAGTCCCGGCTTTCAATAATAATGGTCTCTCCGCGTAACATATCTAGTTTGCCAGCCGGGACGTGATTTTTATGAGGGCATTTTGAATACAGAAAGTGACCCAAAGGCTGAAGATGGGCGTTGACGTGTTTGGGTTTCAAAACACTACAGTCGGGAGCGTGGTTTCCTTGTGATACGTCAGCATCGCAATAGCGGCACAGTCCCCAATAGAGTCTCCTGTATCTCTTGCCCTCATTCTCGTATTTAACCCATCTGCCGTGTGGTTTCTCTTCCATGGACACAGCGGCCCCATCTCTCCAAGTCACGTCAAAAGTCGGTTCATATCGTTTCATCCTATTCTCCCTATTCTATAATCCAATGTTTGCCCGTTCGTTCGTAATATCTTTTCTTCGCCGCCGATAGTTTTTTATTCATAATCGCCAATTCTTCAACGGTCTTTTTCTCGGCACCATCGATTCCGTATTTCCAGATAAGGTAAAGTGTCTGGAACCAGGTATGGATAGGTATTCTAAATAACCAAAGAGCAACAGCCAATACAACCACCATGAATAAATTGCCGACGCTCATGCTATCCACATATTCGCATATCGATATGAAAGTTTCCATTATCCCTCCGAATTATTTACGTCTTTTTGGTCGCAGGTGGCATCATCGGACCCCAACCCCCATTCAGCACACTCCCACTTTTCCACCAGCCATCCGTTCGGAGGAGGTGGGCACCCCCCGCCACTTAATAACGATCTGGACGTTTCAAATTTCTCAAGCCACACTGCTGACTCAAGCCACACTGCTGACTCAAGCCACCGGCACTTTCCGTTAATGCACTTAGGAAAAAATAGAAATCTTTGAATTACACGTGCATCACCCTCTTTCGGCGTATCTTTTATCTTTTTATTCCACCGCATATTATTCCCCCGCAAACCGCTTTTCAAAATCGTTTACGTCCTTTAGGGCGCGACGGGACATTTGTTTATCCCGTTGACGCTCTTTTTTCTTCGTAATCCCCTTTGGAATTGGCCCGAAATCCGCACACTTATTGCCGAGGTTCCTTCTTGACCAAAAATCATATCCTGGACCTTTCTCGCCTCTGGTAGTTCTGCTCATGATTGTCTCCATTTTACAAAGTCACCCACCTGTGGAACAGTGGCATTTTGCGCCATGATTTCAGCATATTACAAAACTGACAATTTCACACCTTTTTCTTCACATCGAATTGTTCAAGTATTGCCGTTCTTGCTCTGTTGGCAGGCAACGCAAAGCGCCAACAACAAAACTCATCGTCTTTCCAGTTGGCTCCGTCAAACTGAGTAGGATTTTCTCTTATAAACTCATAAAAAGAATCCATTATCAATCTCGACAAATCAATCCCTAAATTCGTGTCAATGTCCATTCTTCCTCTCCATGAAGGCACCAACTTTATTTTTACCCTTCGGCTTTTCCACCTTCAGCGTAGCCCGGCTTGACGGGGATAAACCCAATTGCATACCGGCCTTAATCATGTGGTCAAAGGCTTCGTGGGCAATCTTGACATGAGGACTCAGTTTTAGAATGCCGCCCAGTCTGGTACCGTCATTCTGTAGCTTGCCGCCGGTGTCAAACGTCATGCCGTTGGTCTGTAGTTCCACCGTGGCCGTTATCCACCGACTGTAGGATTCACAATAAGCCGCAAATATCATCATATCCACTTCGGTCAGTAGGCCTATTGATTGCAGGATCTTACCAGACCGGCGCCATTCTTTCTTGGCGAGTTTATCCAGATGCTTCGGGCACGGAGGCATCTTTTCCGGGGGCCTGGGTTCCTGGTCATTTTCCTGACGGTGGGTATGCTTGGAACCACCCTTTAATTTAATGATATTTGACGGTACATTTTTTGGACCGGTTTTAGCCATGGCTACATCCTTATCAATGGGTGTGATCCATTAAATTAATGGCGTAATTGCTCAGCGCTTTCGGCACTGTATGTTTGCCCAAAAAATGGTCCGTACGTGTAACGGTGCCGTCCATGTGGTTCCCGTGTTCTAAGACGCCTACCGCCAACACGGCACCCGGAATGGGTTCGAATACCCGCCACTCATGCCCGAGC